TCGCCCAACTCGCCGCCCCCTGGGACACCGACAACGGCATAGCGACGGATGTCAAGGCGGGAGTTGTTGCAGAGGGCGCAACGTTTACGCATGAGGCAGATTGCATTATTGAGTTTAAGGTGGATACCTTACCAAATCTGGATAGCATTAAAGTAGCGTTTCGGATACAAGACGCTACAAACTTTTGGGTTGTCGAAGCGAATACTGTTGGGCATCTTACCTTGTGGGAATATTCTTCTGGGTTTGTGTTTCGCGCTAGTGTTGCTGGCGTCCTGTCAGGAGGTGAACGCATTGTGGTTATTTGCGACGACGAAACTATCACGGGATATTACGATAACACACAAGCATGGAGCTACAGCAGCGCCGCTAACTTCAAATCTGAAACAGATGGCGAACTGAATTCACTCGGCACAGGCGGCGTTGTTTCTGATATTCTGAGTTGGCCAAGGGTAATTTCCGGCAGCGCACTAACCGAACTAGAGAAATACACGCAACCATAGGCATCAACTATGATTAGAAGAGTTTTGGGTTATAGAACAAGAAGGGTTGGGCAAGTGTTGGAAGATTTGGTGGAGTTTCTTCTCCGCGACGAGTTCACCACGCCGGATGACGCGCCTATCACAAGTCCGAGGACGTGTGAGCCGGGGCCTGGGACGTTGACATCACAAGACACAGCCGACGTTATGGCTATCTCTGGTGGGGAGATAGTTCCAAATGCAGCCACAACCGCAAACGCAGACCCAGCCATTTACGACTCGATAGCCAGGGCACGGGCTGCCGGACTTTCTCTGATTATAAGTATTAGAAACTACCTAGCACTTGGTATTTCAAATAACTGTATTAGATTTGGTTGGGATGTATCACCAACAACACATTTTGATTTGTACGGCGTTGCACTTAATGTCGGCTCCAGAGATCATCTCTGTATTGACGGTGGGTTAAAAGAGCAAATTGATACATATACCGACAATGTGTTCAAGGAGTATGCTGTAATTCAACGGGACAGCGGATTCTTTGTAGTTGCGCTTGCCAGTAACAAGTTGCTTTGGGTAGACGATTCGGATACAGCAACGCCCGTTTATGCGGTTGCACAAGCAGTTAATCCTGGCCGTGCTCCGTTTGGCCTTGATTATTTCAAAGTCGCCCAACTCGCCGCCCCCTGGGACACCGACAACGGCATAGCGACGGATGTCAAGGCGGGGGTTGTTGCAGAGGGCACGACATTTACACATGAGGCTGATTGTCTGATTGATTTCGTCGTCACAACGTTGACTACCGGCGCGGCCCAGAAATTATATTTCCGCACACAGGATTCTAGCAACGGTTGGGAGTTGTGGATTGAAAATAGTGGGCAAATTAAACTTTATGAGCAGGTCGCTGGTGGAAGGACAGCGAGGGGAAGTAAACTTGGAGCGGTTGTTGATGGCGAGCGTATTGTAATTATTTGTGATGATGAAACCATCTCTGTTTATGACAATAACGTATTATCATTTAGCTACGCCAGTGCAGCAAACTTCAAAACGGAAACCAGCGGTGAGCTTGAACAGGCTGGTCCAGACGGGTTAGTCTCCGACCTCATCACCTGGCCTCGCACCCTCAGCGGCAGCGCATTAACAGCATTAGAAGATTACACAACTTAGGAGAATATTATGGCAAAAGCAGCTTGGCTCTTCGCAAAGAATGACAACGGCACACCGAAACTGCCACTAGGCGTAACGGGCGGTTTCGTCAACTCATTACAAGTTCACACCATCACCGGCGGGCCTGTGGGCTTCGAGCATACGCACCTGCTGGTCGGTGGGCTTGCATTACGCAGCCTTGACAGGAAAGGCGAGGCTGACGAGCATCACACGCACCTTGTTGCCTGGTATCATGACGTATACCATCAGGTAACAGAAAACGCGACAAGTCACCAGCATGTTTTAACGCTTGACGCGAACGGCGTATTATCACCTGATTGGTTCCTGATATTCTGGAAGGGCGACGACTCCGACGCGGCGCTGATTCAGGCTGATACTGAATGTATCGTGGCATGTCAGGCGGTAGGCGAATATGTCGAGGTTGATGATGGTGTGCTTGAAGAGCAGTTCAATGACCTGGACGAAACGCTGTGGACACCTGCCGAAAGGACGCTGTGGGAGACACGAATGGGTAACGTGCTGGCGATTGACTTACCGACTGTGATTAACGCGGGCGATAAACTGGTAGCATATTTCTGTGGTGCATTAGTTGGCAGGCCGAATCAGCGGGAGAGATGGCTGCGGGGGAATTAGGTATGCTTGTAGGGTTTCATAAATAATATCTCATGGCAGGTGGCTAAAGGTCTGCGAGTTAGGATAAAAGAAAACGAATAGGAGAGATATATGATCAGCAAGCAAGGAAAAGCCTTAGTCTTTTACGCCTTCTTTACAAAAGATGGAGTTGGGGTTTCGGCATTAACAGTAACGGCCGACATATTCAGAGCGGGAAGCAAGATAGTAACTGCCGCTGCTTGTATAGAAATAAGCGATGGTCTATATCAATATACGCTTGTTGACACATCAAACAATTCTCCAGGGGAATACATCGGTTTATTTAAGTGTTCAGGCGATGTAGATAATGCACAACTGCCAGCTGCCTGGACAGTTGGAGCGATAGAGGATTCTGTTGATCTGACTTGGGATGAACAAATCTCAGAACATACAGAGTCAGGCTCCTTTGGAGAGAAAGTTCAGCTATCTACAGGATCTAGTGGCGCGGCTGTAAATACAGTTGCCGCAGGATATGTTTTAACTACGGGTGTTGAGTCTAACGGTGACTATGAAGATACTAGAGCATTAGATAGTGTGGAACATCAGCATACACCTACCGGGGATGCGCTAGAACTTTATTATCAATTTGAAATTGGGGGAGATGGCATCCCCACTGGTGTAAGTATCAACGGTAGAATAAATGGCTCTAATGATAGCCTGGATGGTGTCTACGCTTACAATTGGGTAACATCCGGTTGGGACAGAGTTGGCGCATATGAAGGCACAAATGCAACAGAAAACAAAGAGGATACATTTAATCTACTTGTTGCCCATGTCGGATCTGGAACAGACTTAGGTTTAGTCCGTATACGCTTTTATTCATCTGGCGGCCTATCCTCTGCTACCCTCAGCATTGACAGAATATCTGTTAGCTATGCAATAGTTAGCAGGTCCGTTGGATATGACGGTGGAGCCGTTTGGATTGACACGAATGGAAGCAATGAAGGTGTTGAGGCTTATGTAGACGGGACTGCTGATAATCCCGTATCAACCTGGGCTGCCGCATTGACAATTGCTAGTGATATGGGGCTGTCTAGTTTTAGAATTATTGGCGGATCATCCATCACGCTAACAGCCAGTTCAGATTATTATGCAATTATCGGCGCAGAGTACAATCTAGCTCTTGGTGGACAATCAATTGCTGGTGCATACATCGAAGGAGCAACCGTAACAGGCATAGGTTCCGGTAACAATGCACGATTTGTTGATTGTAAAATTGGCGATTCGTCACTTGTTTCGTGCGGTATGAAACATTGTGCAATTACTGCCAACATCACATTATTATCAGCTGGAACATATTTATTTAATGGCTGTTTTTCCGGTGTTGCAGGAACAGGTTCACCATCAATAGATTTCGGTGCTGCTATTGGTGACACCAATTTAAATATGCGTCATTATTCTGGCGGTATAGAAATCAAAAACATGGGTGGTGCCGGCACAGATAATATGAGCCTAGAAGGACATGGACAATTAAAAATTAATGTAAGTTGTGTCGGAGGAACTGTTGCGTTACGTGGGCACTTCCATGTAACAGATAGTGCAGCAGGTGCAGTTTCTATTGTCGATGAGGCAAACTTTGACAAACCCATATTGATCCCAGAACAAACTGCGGATATTGGGGCATTAGAGACAGGAGATCCAAGACTCGACAATCTTAATGCAACTGTTTCCAGTCGTGCAACACAGGTAAGTGTAGATGCTCTGCCGGCAGACGGTTTATCTGAAACAGATCCAAGACTCGACAATCTGGATGCTACCATTTCCAGCCGTGCTACGGTAGATGAAGTCTGGGAAGATAACAACCTGGCCCGGACAACGCCAGATAGCGCCGGCAGAGTTTTGAAAGATACAGGAAGCGGCGTAGTAGCGATTTTAGATTGGTTGCAAAATTCTGGTATAAGCATCGATCCTGACGATAAGCAAGATATAGCAGATCTTGTACTTGGAACAGCGGTAGCAACAGTTGAAGATACGGCCGACGCATTAAGCGTCGCTGCTATTATTCTTGGCATGTATCGAGCAACAATAGATCCAATATCCGGCAAACTTATTATCCGCAAGTCAGACGGATTGCAATTATTCACCGAACACAATGTTGTTACAACCGTTGATGCCGAACCAATAACGTCAGTAGGGCTGACATAGGAGGTTTATCATGGCAGCTATTCGTTCATTGTGGCGCTGGCACGTATGGCGCCTTTCGTTGACTGATGCAATCCCTAAATGGGACACAGCCTGTATATGGGACATTCCAGAAGAAGATAACATATACGATGTTCCCGGATGTCTTACAACGAGGAGGCCATGCTAATGTTTATTACAAGCAGCCCGCGAGAACGAAAGAGCGCAGGCTTCCGGTGGACAGAGTTCCTCAATGGGGGAGCAATAACAAGTTGGGATTTCGAGCCGCTTCATGAAGAGTTACAAGAGATTGCAACTTCATTTGACGACGAAGATAACAAAACAATGATCATGTGGACAGGTGGAGTTCCTGGTACTCAATACACAATAACCGGATGGATCTCGGTTGATGACGGCCGTAAAGAATACGAATCATTCACAGTATTAGTCATCCCTAATTAGCAGTCTCCTTTACCCATATAAAAAGCTGAGCGAATAGCTCAGCTTTTTGTATTTCAAACGAAAGAGCCGGTACGCTTGTGCGTGTACCGGCTCTAACTGCTTCGTTACGTGCGTATTTGATACCAATAAAACACGCTTCCCACTTCGTATGGGTACTCAAAAAACCCAATTGATTAAATAGCATCTCCCTTCTGCGACACACTCAACAGGTATTGGAATGTTAGTCTCACATAACATTTTATTAAAGTGATTTGTTTACTTGGTGTCCCAGGCTAAACAATTTTGATAAAACAAAGTCAACATCTGGAGCTTGTTAGCGTCATCAGATGGACAGGAATAACATAAGAATAGCGTCGATAGATTCGCAAAACGCATTTAACTATCCTAAAGGAATTTCCAGTTTTGGTGATTGTGTACCTCGTGGTAGATGCCACTCAAGCGGCACATGGTTAATAAACCATCGACGCTAAAAGACTGCTTTATCTAACAGCATAGCAAGAAACTCGTTCCGTGTCATCTCACCTCGAAGGTAATCAAATCGTGCAAGATATTCCTCTGTGCAATTAATCGTCAATCTTACACGGCGCGGATGCTTAGGAATACCCCACAAACGACGTAAGCCAGGAGAGTTTCCTTTTTCATATATAACTCTAAAAATAGTTCCGCGATTCACGCCAGTTTCCTTTTCCATAGCCGCAATCGTCGAATACTGCCCTCTCTCTAGAATCGCTCTCTTACGCAGTTTTTCGTTATTACGCTCATTGGTGCGCTCAGTCATCGTTCTACTCCCTACGCGCCAGGTTGCAGGTGCAACGGGGCGATCTGCACTATCCGCAGGGCCGGATACTCGATAATCCATTGGATATTCACTCCTGGATACATTATCTGGATTTCCTTTTCGCCTGCCCGCGCGAGGATTGCTTTTCTCAGAAGTCAGTAGGGGGGTCATCTTGTAATGATCCTAACCCCTGCCGCACAACGCAATGCCGCACGGCCATCAGATGTGATTTTTCTGTCAGCAAGGTTCAAAACATTGAGCTTTACAAGCTCCTTTTGAAAAGCCGGAAACACACCTTTTGCTGTGATCGATTTAATAACACCGGCGGCTGCAACGTTCTCCCTATTCCAATGCCAGCCTGCATCTTTAAGAGAATTATAGATCGCCCTCCATTCCGCTTGCGAGTATTCATATCTGCCTATCTTAATCTGATTTTTATCACTTGTTTCAAGACGAACGGGAGTAGTTTTCTGTTCGCTTCTAAATTCAAGGATGTCATCCGCCTTTTTCTGTGGAGGCTTTTTTTTCTCGCCTTCCCGCATCATGCCATTCATCCGTGAGTATCTGAAAGAATAAAGAACCACAACAAACGAAGAAACGGAAATTGAGGAGAGTAGCACAATCGCCCCCGCATCTGACAAATCAGTAACACTAAAGGCATATGTCAGAGAAGAAACTACAAAGACAGCAAACCAAACAATCATGCTGCCCATTGTTCGGTTTGTCTCACTAATTAAATCAAGCTGCGTACGGGTTTTCATAACAAGTCTCACCGGCGAGATCTTTATCACGCCGGTTCTCTATTTCAGATACTTGTATCTTGACATATCTACTTGATATTCTTGAGCGATCTCATCAATTGCCAGTCTCAATTTGCTAATCCTGTGCAGGTCTTTTAACTTATCTCGCCGCAATGCTCGCCTTTCGTTAATCGACAACCCGGCTGTTGGAGAAGTATCATCATTCATTATCTCCCATGCTGCCCATAACGTAGCCATATTATAGGCCTCTTTAGAGTTAATATTCTCTGGTCTTTCAATTGTCACAGTAGCATCACACATTAATAGATCCCTTTTTTATCAGCCATTCCCCAGGATTAGAAAACAGATTAAAGATCGTTTCCCTAATATACTTTGCCAGTTCGCCAGATTTTTTTCCATCGCTCGAATCATTAATGATAAAAGAGCCGCCGTAATATTCCATCGAATAAGGTGCAGTTACGACATCTATCTCAGGATCAACCTCCAGGGCCATCTCTTCTACACGAGCAAGAAACGCATACCGGCTCAATCTTGTATCAGAATTAGGATGCCCTTTAATAAAATCATCAAAATATTCTTTCGGGTAAGCAATAACCAATCTACGCTCAGGGATAACAGGATTTGGAAGCAGGGCATCAAGAGAAACTGACAGCCAGTTACGAATTTCAGACCAGGATATAACGCCCCCGTTCTTGGGAACATCCTCAAGGAATAGTCTTTTAAATGACTGATGCAGATCCCAGGCTTCGGCGCTGCATGTACCAGAATATACCTTTACAGATTCTCCCTTAGCCAAACCAAGAAACCTTACCACATACTCAAGGATATTGAGTGCCATATCGGCAGGCCCGCTACCACCATAGCCCCAGGAAAATCCAGTCGGGGAGTGATGGATAACAGCTACAGGAACATTTGTAAAATACGTACCATCTGCAACCCGCACCATGACAACACCATATTCATGAATAGGCAGACCGCTTATAAAATATTGGTTTATTTCTTTATCTTCTATTTTTTCCATTTAATCCCCTTTTGTAACGCTCAATTACGTACTGAGTATAGTCCCAACAGGAAATAAAAGCAAGGATTATCTGCCTGCCTTTCGTCCCTTTCCACCCTTCCGATAGCGTATCTTACGTTTGCCGCTTGACGACTTGCGAATAGCCCGTTCACGGTAATTCCAGTAATGTGACACGGACCCGTCCTTTTTCTTATACTTTCGTCTTTCGATCCGCCATTTCCCTTTACCACGGCCGTGCTTTGTTCCTCGTTTAAGTTTTTTAGCCATTGCCATACTCCCTCATGAGCGCAACTCTATCCGCTGTATTATGTTCCTTGCAAAGAACAATATAATCTACGCGCGCACCACGATCTACTGCATAGTTTCCCCATCCAAGATCTATAAAACGCTGTGCGATTTCAGTCATATAGCTGCCGCTTATGGCATGTTCCTTACCGCATACGCGACATTTATAAACAATCGTTTCCTGATTTGTTTCTTCGTACATAGACTGCTCCTTAGAATAAACTCAACTGCGTTTCAGTCGAAACGTGTTCTTCTTCAAGTTCAAGGATAACACGAGGGTTAAGCCAAACAGATTCAACCTTGTCCCTTCCGCTTGTTCTGGCTAGGCGATCTATACGCTCCCAACCATTGTCCTCATACAGAGCCGAGTACAAGTCGCAAGCATAGCCGCTTACAATCGCCATACCGGAGATCTCATTTAACACATCTGCCAGCTTTGTATGATGCTGCACGCTCATTTCGTGCAGGTAATGAACAGTTCGCTTTCGAGTAGAATGGACATAGGGCGGATCACAATAAAATAATGCGCGAGAATAATCGTACATCTGGATAATATCTGTTGCCTCCATGTGTTCTATCACAACCCCACGTAATCTATCAGAGATGTCATGAAGATAATCAATATCCATAAACAACTTCGCCGCAGCTACCATCGAGTTCTTCCCATCTCGTCCACGACTATAAATATATTGTCTGCGAAAAGACGGATTCTTGTCGTAAGGTTGCAGCGACATCCACAGCAGAACAAAAAAGCGCCTGGCCCGTTCTACTGGCTCGTCAGTAGGTTCAAGCGCCTCAGCCAAGCTTTTCTCAGACCACGGCGTATAGCGAATAGAATGAATCAGATCATCCTCGTGATTCCGCAGGGTGCGAAACAGATGAATAATGTCGTCATTAAGATCATTGATAACTTCAATGCCGGATCTGGCTTTCTTGAACAGTGTGGCTGTCATCCCACCATAAGGCAGAATGAAAGTATCATGGTAGCCAGGAAAGTAAGAGATGATCCATTCTGCGATACGATTCTTACTTCCAGGATAGCGAGCTAACGGCCGTTTTGGTGGCGCATCTGCGAATTTGTTATTTGCTGTAAATGCAGGCATCAGATTGGAAGGTGTTATTTGTTTCATAAGTTTCCCCTTTTAATATGGCAGCTCAGCGCCAATTTCATACTCCCACAGCTCCCCTTGCGAGAAAATAACGGGGTGCATTGGATCTTCATATCCCAAATACCAGGTGACAAGCGTAACAAAATCTTCATAGGAGCGAATCACATAGCAAAGATTGCCGGCATCAGAAAGGATCTTACCGCGTTTAATCTGATGGGGAGAAAGTTTGCTTTTTGGATTATCCGGTATTTTATTCTCTATGTACAAAGCGCCATGCCCTCGCCGGGGGACAGGGAGACAAAGATCCCATTGTCCAGTTTTCAAGCCCTCGTCTTTCATACGGCCGTAGCCCTGAACACTCCTTTTCCCCTGATTAGGAACAGCATAGATTGATTGGAGTTCCGGCCAAATAATTCCCTGCCATTCAGTCCAGGCAACTTGAGACACTTGGATCTGGTGTTCAATGTCGGCCGTTTTTCTTCGGCGCCTACGTGTTGGCTTATTAAATTGTGTGTTGCTCATAAGTTAATACTTCCCATTGTAAGATTTCTAATCATCATTTTCTTACCGCTAAAATAGAGATCAACCTGTCCAAGTTCTCCATTACGATTCTTCGCAACATCAATCTCAACAATATTCATTCGTTCCGTTTCTTTGTTGTAGTACTCATCCCGGTAAAGAAACATCACGATATCAGCATCCTGCTCGATGTCACCACTCTCCCGCAGATCCGAAAGAGTTGGTTTCTTAATTGCACGTTGCTCCACATTACGATTCACTTGGGCATTAGCCCACACAACCGTATTTAATTCTTTCGCCAGCTTCTTCATTCCGCGACTTATCTGCCCGACTTCGAGAACTCTATTTCTCTCCCCCTCCTTCCCCCGCATCAGCTGGAGGTAATCAATTGTAATTAAATCAAAATGCCCATGCTCAGAGAACAGCCGATGTACCTTCGATTCAAGCTGAGCAATGGACAGCGCAGCCGAAGTGTCGATGAACATAGGCAGGACAGATAGCTCACCAATAGACTTGTTTAGTAGTTCCCAATATTGATCGCTAAGAGAAAACGGATGTTCAATGCTCTTGAAGTCGGTCTGCATCCTGGCAGACAACGCACGAATAGTTAACTGTTCGGCAGTCATTTCCAGATTGAATGTGGCAACCTTCTTCTCAACTTTTGCAACGTTCAATCTTATCGACTGCTCCAGAACGCTCTTGCCCATGCCTGGTCTTGCCGCGCAAATGACAAGGGAGCCGGGAGAGATCCCCTGCAGTAATCTATCCATGTCGAGGAGGCCCGTCTTTAATCCTGCTTTTTCACGCGCATCCTTGTCGGTCCGTCTTAGGCTCAGTGTTTCCAGGACATCAACACTGACATCGTAAGAGCTTTGTGGAGAGTCTTTATCATTATCGGCCCCAATCGATCGCGCCCGTTCCAGGGTATCGGCAATAATGCCATCTGTACTTTCCTCAGCATCAAAAGCGTTTGTCGCCATACGACCCGCAAGCGCAATGATTTGCCGCTTGTTATACAAGTTAAGCACAATTTCTTCGTAGCCTAGGATATTAGTGGAGGTCGGAACGGCCGTTAATAGGCCAATAAGTTTGTCCTCTTTCTCAATCCCTTTACCACGAAGCTCGTCGGCAACAGTGATGAAGTCTATTGGCTGTCTAGCTGCCCGAATTTTTTTAATTGCTTTGAATGTGGCGCGATGAAAACCATCGAAGAACGCTTCGGCCGTAAGCGTCAGTTCTGCCAAACGATCAGAATCAATAAATATAGATCCAAGCAACGCCTCTTCTGCTTCATAGTTATGTGGTGGAAGCTGTTCTACTTCTTGAACGCCGGCCGTATGGCCGTTGGATCGGCTATGGTTCGTGGTTGATGTCATATTTAATTACTCCCTGATTAGCTCTTTTTCTTCTTCTCGAATCGCCCTTACAGACTTAGCGATTTCAATATTCATTTTGTCAACGGACATTCTTGTCATGTGAATATATCCACCAGGGATTCGGTTCACTATTTCATCGTATCCGTATTTTGACATTTCCTCAAGTGCAGTTTTAGGCTTCTTTGCTCCACTGTCAATCATGATCGCTTTGATCGTCTTTTGGATCTCAGCAACGCCAGGCCACGCATGATGTGGATGATAGACATAGCCATGGGATTTTTTCCAAGTCTGCATAATATCAACAATAGACGGCCGTGCGTTCTTGTCCCTGCCTTTCCAGAAACCTGACCACCAATAATTAGGACGATTTTCAAAAGCATATCGTTCGAGAACCGCCGGTCCCTCAACGCCAGCGCGGAACAGCTTTGCGATCTTATATTCATCCTCATCAAGCAGAAGAAGAGCAGACAGTTTACAGACGTGACAAACAGCAGACGCAAGCTCCTGCATAGCACCAGAAGTTTCGTCATACCAGATAGTAATTTCTTCCGGTTTACCACCGTTACCTGAAACCGCTGTCGTTTCAGGATCGACAAACGACAGCCCCTTCTTAAGATCTTCTTTTTTCTTCTTAGTATATATATATATACTAAGAAGGCTGTCGTTCCTGTCGTTCCTGTCGTTTGTCGTTTCAGGAATAGGGGAAAAGACATGATCTTCGTCCATCATCAAAGCGCCAAAAGATATTGAATCTAGCGTTTTGAAATAGCGACTGCCATCATTCTTTCGCCTGTATGTTTCGTACTTTTTGCCTTTATAAATATCAAGTTCTTGAATGTATCTTTGTGCAGATCTCAGTGTAACACCAAGCGAATCTGCAAACTTTTGCACATCAACTCGTACCAGGGGGGATTGTGTTAATCCCCGTTGCACTTCATGAAATAATAATTTCGCATGTTCTTTCATAATCATTACCCCTTCGCTAATTTTGCTCAGTCAACACAGTATACAGTATCAGTCCGTATGTTGCAACCTTTTATGAGTAGATAAAACAAAAGCAACAAGCTCAAAGCGACCTCAAGGGGAAAGAGGCCAGGATGTTCCGGGAGGACTTCCAGTATCGAACTTGTTGCCATGCTTCCTCGTTAGAGGAAATGAGCAGATCCACTATAACCTATGCCGGATACCGTGGCAAGATCTACAAAACGCCAGATTAGCGATTACGCACTAATTACTTGCGTCATACGGACTATGTGTTATACTCCTTATATGGTTTCGTGGTTGGGCCATAATTGAACTCCTCGTTAAACGGGGCGCACTTCTCATAAGGGTGCGCCCCAGGCGAACGAGCAGCCACAGGAAACAGATCCAAGCAAGGGGAAACTACATGGATGAAAAAGTAAAAATACTCGACGCATACGAGGTTTACTTCCAAACATTTGGAAACAGTCTCCAAACGAGAGTCACCATTCTAAGCACCGAGTTCTACGATGAGGCATCACCAGTCAAGCTAATCGAGCCGGGCCGAACAATATTAATCGGCAAGCTCGAACCAGAGCTAAAGCGCCTATTCGCTCACGTAGGCCGGCCAACGCTCAACGAAAGAACTGCCACAACCAAGCGCCCAGGTGGAGTTTTCTCAACCAGAGCATACGATTCGTTGCGCCTCTACCTGTTTGGTGATAGCCTTGATACAGACGAGCCTAGAGTCCGGCTCAACAAGCGGAAAAAGAAGCAACCGATCTTCCGTGATGTCGAGGTGCAACCTAGCTGATAGTACCGCAAAATTATATAGTCCTAATTCTCTTCCTATCCTTTGTTATGAGCCGCGTTACTCCTCTAGCGCGGCTCATCCTCTCCAATAGTCCCGCAAAACTATACACCCCCCAATAGTCCCGCAAAATCTATTAGTCGATCAGAGATCTTTGCAATAACAATTACAAAGATCAAACTGTTCTGAATAATTTATATTTATCCCAAACATATCCCACTTTTATCCCAAACATATCCCAAACATATCCAACGTTATCTCATTATGAGATATACTCATGTATTTATTTTAGTTCATTGAAGTTCTTATGTTCTATGTCTTAAATCAGTCAGAATTCAGCCATAGCAAATCAAGAAAAAGAAATTAGCAGTTCCGTTCTGAAACAATTCATACGATTCTGTTCACTTATCCCATCTCCCAGGATTATCACCACACGATCGTATTCCCTAAATATCCTCCATTGAGAACAATCTCTCCTAAGTTCAATGTTCTCCATTTAGAACAAACGAGCAGAGAGTCCCAATTTAAGGCAATTCCATAGCTGCTGAGCGTTTGACCCTGAGATCGGCCTAAGCACGAGAACAGATCCAGTCTACAAACAGAACCAATTCCAGTCTCTTCTGTCATTTACCCCGGCCCAGCCAGGCGCGGCGCGGCCCTCTCTCCCAACACAGTGTCGATACAAAGCGTGTTGAGAGTCCTTAAACTCCGCAATTCCATAGCTGATGATCTAGTCTCCGGCGACGAGTGTTCCACACGCCGCCAACCAGGGAAGGGGAGGGGGACTACTTGTAATGGTGTGCGAAGCGCACCGCTCCGCCATGTCGCAGGAGCGACAGAAGAAAGAGACCCGCCAGGATGCAGCGATCCGCCAGGATGCAGCGATCCGCCAGGATGCAGCGATCCGCCAGGATGCAGCGATCCGCCAGGATGCAGCGATCCGCCAGGATGCAGCGATCCTTCAGGATGCAGCGATCCGCCAGGATGCAGCGATCCGCCAACCCGATTATGAGCAAAAAACGAGTTTCCAATTTGCCCCCCTTAATAGTTGCTCAATACGTAAAAAGGAGGTAGAATACTTTGTGGGCGGATGCTCATAAAGTTAGCAATTTTATAGTTATACAATAGGAGATTGAAACATGACAAACCAACCGCAGACCGAGACCAAGACATACGCCGCAGTATTATTCTTAGATCCCGCACACGCTACCCCATTTGTTTATTTAGCTATGGTAGAGGAAACCAATAGCTACAGCTCTTTTTATGGACTTGAGAATAAAATGTCTGAAAACGGCAGGCAAGAGTACGCCCTCAGATTATGGCAAGATCAAAACTTCCCTATCATGGAGATCTCGCCCGAAAACATGCCCACCGTTGAAGAACTCGCCCGCACCGTATCCGAATACATGGAAGTAAAAGATCGATACTTGACCGCTTGCGCTGGCAGCCCTAACCCCAATGGCTATATTTTTGACGTGACCGCCGCATACTTGCAGGCATATACACTTGTAAGATACGAAGCGATCCACCTAAGCGACGATACGCCCCCGCAGGCGATGATCGATCACCTAGACAAAAAGATCGCCGCACTTCTTGACCAATTGCACGAAGTTAGATAACAGACCCGCATCATTTATAGGTGTGCTCCACATGGAGCGCACCCTGGAGAACCAATGAAAAACCAACCGCAGACCGAGACAACCGCCAAGACAAAAGATCACCACGATCTCGCCATGATTTTACCCCCCGCATTTTTAAGCGAGACAACGACCCACGACATAAACGCCGAGATCGATCGCCAACTTGCCCGATTTATTGAACGAACCACAAAGCCAGTTGTGATCCACCTACCCGACAATAAACGCAAAGCCTCCGATTATCTTCACAACGCAGTAAAAAAATACACCAGGATCACCGCCAAGACGTACCACCCCCGATACAAAAACAACGACAAAAAACACAACGCAAACGCCAAACGCCGAGCATTAGGGAACTTGATCACCAATAGCGATTATCTAATGGTACTTGAAGGATCTACCAGAGCCCTGAGCATAGGCGATAATGATCTGCTGAACATGGCACGAGCGCACGACGTAAAGATCATCAACCGCAAGATCAAGATCACGCCCGACACGCCACGCGAACCAACCCCGCTAAAAGATCAGCCAAAAAAATCACAACCGATCAAGCCCGCTGCTGCCTACCGCGTGAACCTGAACCAATACACGAACGGAAAAAGACGCTGGAATACCTTGCAGGATTGCATAGATGATCCGCACGTATCACGCCCGACAGCCGCGATCTACTGCGGCCGAACACACAAAGCGCGAAAGGCGAAAGCATCACCCCTAGCAAACTACAACACCAAAGGCACAACGGCCGAAAATATAGCCGCATACAGAATCGATCTAGACCGCAAGATCAAAGCCAATGATCCCGAAATTATGGCAGAATTACGAAAGATCGAGCCAACGACCCCGTTAATATGTTATTGTGATAACCGGAAAAATTGCCATACCGACGTAATACGAACCGCCGCCGCATATATCCACAAACAAGACGCGAAAAACCAAGCCTATTTTAACAAAGCCGTAAAAAAATATACCGCCGACATTGACACCAACAACGACAAGATCACACTATCCGCCATGCTCCGCCAACGTGAAACGCTCCGCCAACAGTTAAGCCAGCTGGACACCAGGATCAGCAAAGCCCAAAACGTAACCCGCGAAATTACATATATGATCAGTGGACATCTTGACCTAACAGAAAACGAGTTTCAACTTCATTATATGCGCCGCATAATGGACGCGGCAAAAAACCCACAAGCACTATTTGTGCTTGGAGATGCTAAAGGTTGCGATCAAAAAGCAGGCAGCCTTTTACAGATGCTAAAAGCTGGAGATCGATCTACTAAATACCACGCAGGCGAATTATCCCGTAATTATCACAGCACCATAAAAGAGGTCGGAGGATTCGCGCACTATACCGCCAGAGATGCCGCCATGACAGCCGCAAGCAATACAGACATCGCTTGGGTGAGAGAAGGAAAAGAAAGATCAGGCACAGCGAAAAACATAGCCCGCAGAGCTTCCAAGTAAAACGAGCACCCGCTACCCGCACCAGATAACGACCAAGATCAGCGCAGACACAGCGCCCGAACTTTACAAAACGAATAACTAGACCAACACAGCAAACGACCGCGAAGCGATCCGCTATTGACCGGACTTATTGTAAAGGGAAAAACGCAATAAAGCCCCACGCCAGACCACGCGACAGTAGGATCAAAGGATCAGCCAAGCCCCGTATAAACGCCTAGACATCAGATCGCCCCTCAAATTATGCAAAACATCGCCTAATTTTAGCGACATCACGCCCGACATGAGGAAAACGCGCATACGGCAACGCTGAGAAATCCCACCGCTAGTTATTTCCATATGGACGCACCGCCGAGAGTAAGATACTAGGACTCGACAACGAGAACCACCCGAAAACGACGGAATAATGATCAACGATGATCTATGCGGCATCAGCTAGAGAAAGCCTAACCAGAATGATAAAACGCCCACGATTTTATAGCGATCATCTTCATGACTTGCCGTAGAAAACGGAACGAAGAAGGGAAACGCCGAGTAAGCCAGAACGACGCGAACAGGAAAAAACAAAGATCATGGGCATAGTAATTTTAGTTATTCGCTACTAGAGGAACGGCAGACTAGCACACTAACGAAAAAGCGATCACCCCCCCTATTTTATCCACCACTTACAACCACTAGGAGAACCCAACCCGATGCAGTCAATTTACATTGTAGGAACCATCCCACCAGGTAAAGAAGAAAACATGATCACGCAGCTTGACAACTTGTTGCTGGAGATCGAAAGCCCATCAATTTTATATCATGGAGATGATCACACAGCCGCCACGCTCCGCCAATATGCACAAGGCGAAAGGTTACCCATGCTCCGCGACATGGACCGCCACCCCACGATTTTATATAGTCGAATGTTATCCGCCAGCCGCTTAATTATTCTTGACTACCCCATAGCCGGCAGCTTGAAGGCACACCGTACCCGCTCCGCCTATACGCACCAGGCAAAGACGGCCGTCATACTTCCAACGAAAGAAAACAGACGGCCCCACGCGACCCCCCCCAAAGTTTACGCGACAGGAAAAAAATCCAACCGGAGATCGCGCCGCAGGTTGTCCCCCCGATAATTTAGCGCCAAGGAAAAAAAGCTACTGGCTGAAGAATAAACCAAACCCGCAGCCAGGCGAAAGATTGCACCGTGTTCGTACACGGCAATCATAATACTATATATTTCTCAAAAAAAATTTTTTTTCGCTGCGCTGGCGGGGAAGTGATCCGGAGCTTACATAGTTCTGTTAAAAACAGGATGATCTTTCCGCTCAGCGTCTAGTACGTATTAGTACAACCATTTAGTTATTACGAGGAGATACTCACATGATTAGCTTTACTTCAGGTAATCTATTTAACTCTAACACACAAACGATTGTGAACACTGTCAATCTAGTTGGGGTCATGGGGAAGGGCATTGCTCTTGAATTTAAGCATCTATACCCGCCAATGTATCGAAATTATCGAGCAATGTGTCAATCGGGTAGCTTTGAAATTGGCATGTTAGATCTGCATAAATATCGCGAACCGTACCATTGGGTTCTTAATTTTCCGACAAAGCGTCATTGGCGCGATCTTTCCAGGCTTGACGACATCGAGTGCGGTTTAGTCGAGCTTGCAGCAACCTACCGGCAGCTTGGCATCACATCAATTGCCATGCCTCCCTTAGGGTGCGGGAATGGAGGGCTTCAGTGGGATAATGTCTATCCACTGATTTTCAAGCACCTTTCAGATGTCGATATACCGATTGTATTGTATGCACCAACCATTTAGTTATTACGAGGAGGTAATAAAATGTGGATCAATGAATTTAGCAATTTTTATTTGCCCGCACACAAGCATATTTTGTATGAGCATATAGCTTACCCCAGCATTGAGCATTTCTTTGTGGCTATGATGACCACAGACATCGCCGAGCGTTTAAAGATTGCCGGTATAGAACATCCGGCAGAGGCTAAGAAGTATGGTAAAGGATTCGCTCGCCGAAAGGATTGGCACAGAGTAAAGCGAAGTGTAATGCTTTTCGCGCTGCGTCAGAAGTTTACAGATCCTAGCATGAAGGAAGCCCTGTTAGATAGTGGAGATCAAGAGATCGTTCATCTAGTGCATTGGCATGATAATTATTGGGCGAGTTGTGTTTGCCCAAAATGTGCCGATAAAGAGAAGGGTAATATGCTTGGCATTCTGCTTATGAAAGTACGCGCCGAAATATCAGATCACAGCAATATCACTCAATACCTGAGTGATTGGCATCAAGCGTATTATGGCACACCCTGTAAGGTTTTAGTGTAATTAGTTTTAGCGAGGAATCGGCTTGAGCGCCGGTTCCTCAAGGGGAATTTTCATGTTTCAACAACCACGTATCACCGTATCCGCTAGTTTTTCATCAATGTCCACTCCTCCCATTCAGGTCGTTTACACTCAGGCTGAGGAAGAGATCCGCCCGTCAAAAAGTGACCGGCAGCTTTCCCACCGGCACGACCGTCGCAATACGGCCGCAGAACTGAAAGTTTTGGAGGTAATCAGCCTCTAGGATCATCTTTCACGCCCTGGTCTATGCAGGCCAGGGCGATTTTATCAACCCGCTTTTCTAGTTAACGAGGACACAACCAATGCTCACCATTGAATTAATCGAAGAGATTGCGCGTAAAGCAAGTTTAGAAATAGTTGATGTAAATCTCCACCCATACGGCCGCGATTGGCAGGCCATAGTCTACTTCACCGAAGAATTCGGCATCTCGCTTCTCTACAAGTACCCATACTTAACGCCTATGGACGAGGAGGATTTTAGCTTCGGACTTGTCAAGCGTGATTCAAGTGCCGATGAAGGGTTTTCCCTTTTAGCTGAAGATTACTGCACCTACGATATTGACATGACGGATCTTGTTGGCAATTTGAATGTAACCATATGGGACGCTGACATACCTTACGTGTTGTTTTAGTATTTCACGCCCTGGTCTATGTAGGCCAGGGCGATTTTATCAACCACGCCGAAACCCGGCACAATAAGTCTGCGATGCAGACGAGGAGTAGTTATGAAACTACACAAAGTAATGATCATTGGTAATTTAGGTCGAGATCCGAAAGAAGTTCGTTTACCCAGCGGTTCAACCGGCAGCGTTTTTCCCGTTGCAGTCAACGACGAGTGGACAGATTCAAACGGCAACCGGCAGAAGGACACAACCTGGTACACAGTTCGTGTCAGCAACAACCAGGCTGAGGCTTGTAACCGCCACCTCAAGAAGGGCCGCAAGGTTCTTGTCGAAGGGAAAATGCGCTCGAATGATTGGGGCAATCCGCGCATCTGGTTCAAGACTGACGACACTGAGCGTGCAGACCCTCGTACAACCTTCGAGCTGCTCGCCTGGACCGTCGAGTTTGGTGAAAATCCTCAGCAACAATCTGCTGTTAGCGATTCCGAAGAGTTCAGCTCCCAGGATCAGAAGGTTGACGAACCGACCACGGACTTCACCACCGTCACGATGTCAGACGGTACAGTTCATCACGGGGAAGAGGACGATGGAGAGGACGGGTTCCCGTTCTAGTATATTCAAGCAAAGCGAGCAGGAGTATTTCCTGCTCGCTCGTTTTATCAACCAACCACAACTAATCGAGGAGTACAACCATGTCAAACATTTGGGATAACAAAGATCACCGCTTCTACACATTTCATAATCGCAGCGCCTTCCTCCATGCAGAGTATTGCTTGCCAGGACAGGACACAGACTTTCGTAAGATCAAGATTTGGGCCGGTAAAACGCAGAATGGGTCTACCATCCAGGATGCTAGTCACTATCTGGACTTTCCAGACGTTCGTTTCATGTGCTTCAACATTCTTCGCGGCATTGAGCCTGGCCCAGAGAACGCTTGGACTTCCGTCAAGGGCATTGTATCAAAGGGCACACCCACTTGCCGCGTCATGAAGATCCGACGAGGCAGCTTGGCCGACAGTAAGAAGAATCGTGCAGACGAATCGCACAAATACTTCTTAACCGTTGGTGTTGGCCCAGGCAGGGAAACGAACGGAGTCGTTCTGCCCGATGCCAAAGCGCCTAAGGAGGCATGGACATTCACCACGCTCAAGTACAGCCTAAGCGAACTACAGACGTTCGCCTTAGAGCTTCAAGCATGGGTGAACGGCATCACAGCCGCAGAAATCGAGCAAATCCGCAAAGCACATCTGGAGGTATAGGTTATGGATCATACAGAATCGTCACTCGAAACTTTGTTAAACAATGCGATGGAGGCGAATCACGTCAGGCGGTTTGTTATTAAAAACCTCACCTACGTCAGCAAAGATTCGCTCATTGATTGGATAATGACTGAGGGGAATATGTCCCCCAAGAGGTTCCAACTGCTTATGGATCATCTGGATAGCGCCCGTGGTTTGAGCAACTTAGGGACAGAGCGCGAGTTCATGCCGCCAGATGTTAATTACACAGAGCGCGGAACGTATTACCAGGTTGTCAACCCGCCCGACATTGAGGCCGTGAAAGAAGCTCTTTCCTCGTTCGACTTCTACACAAGAGCGTACAACCAACGTGCTTACCCTGAATTCTATCTTTACGACTCCGTGATTTACGAGCATGTTTGGAATCATATGTACGTCGGCATAGCACAGGATAGTCGTATGCAGCTCGTTAAGAACATCGTCAATGCCGTGCTTGATGCTGGAGAGTGGACATACCAGCCCGATCGTCAGCTTTTCACCGCATATCCTAAATGGACACCGACTCCTACAGCAAAGATGGATCAGGAGTTTGATGGTGATAACTCCTTCTCCGACAGTGGTTTCTACGACATCGTGGCTCAGGATGCTTACGGCCGTTCCTATTACTCAAAGCCGGATCTTTTCCCGCAGGATTTTCAAGAGTATGTCGAGCAAATGGCTGAACTCTACAAGTACAATCATGTGCAAGATCGCTTCATCCCCAAGCCCATTGAGATGCCCGACAATATCGAGGATATTGGCCGGCAGATCTTGTCCGATGATGGTAATATGGTTTTTAGTGATCATGGCTATCAGGTCATGCCATTGCAGACGATCCGAGATCGTCTGCTTGATCATGGGATTAACCTGCCAACGTCTAAAATCAAGTTTCAGCTTATGGGTAGTACCGGGGAATGGGCGAAACCTCTTGTTATCAACGGCTTTGATCTTTACACGGAAGAGTATTGGAGCGATCACTTTAGTTTTGGCACACCAAACGAACGGTTCGTATGTGTTCAAAAACAGCGAATGACCGAGGCTTCTCTTCAACACAGCCACAAGGCATCATTCGCCGCAGGTTTACCTGTTACGCTTGTCGGATTCATCTTGAATCCCGCATCAGAGGAGTTGATATATCTAAACATGGTAGGTCCACGAAATAGTGTCCGGGCAAATTGGGCAGAGCTTATGAGTAAGAAGCAGCACTACTACGAAGGAGAATACTTCAAAGTCGCAAATGCAAAGAATCACAAGCGATTTGAATCAGAACTCCCATCGGGTTTATACCAGATGATCTTAATCAACCATGATGCTTCACCAACTGAGCTAACGCCGCTAGATAGCAAATTCTATCTGCTGACCACCGAGAGATCTGACGCAATGCCCAATCACTTCTTGGCAACGCTAGATCGTTTCCTAAAGGTTCCTATCATGCCGCATTGGGCCGAGTATCTTTGGGTACTAGGTCGTTCAATCGGGATGATTACTTACACAGGTAACCCAAACAAACAAATCGGCGGCACATCCTGGACGATCAAGCGCGGCTTAAGCAGTACTGATTGGGGAACACTCATATCCGCAGGTGTTGCCTCAAAGGATTTAGTATTTTCATGTTCGTAGTATTCGGCTCCATTCACGAAGTCGATGGCGTGATTTGCTTCACATTGGAAGAACACAACGCAGAGCGATTGGTTGAATCGTTGTCAGCAAGTGATCTTACATGGGAGCAAATCCGCTACAACCACATCGACGAATACAGGGGTAATCATCCTAATTGGGATTACCCATTCTACGTCAAGTTAATTGAAGATTATGGGCATGTAATCAAGCCTATTTGGATTGATTTTGAATCGCTTGATTCAGACACCATTCCACCTATAACGAGGAGTAAATCTTATGAGACTAGCAGGAACAGCGAAAGCGGGGTTTTACCCGCTTCCGGAAATGATGATACCCCCGATTCTATCTACGATCTCCAGGATGAATGGAGAGAGGACATCGAAAATATTAGATCCGGGATGCGGCGAAGGAGTCGCATTAACCGGCATAGCAAGGGGAGCTAACCTGCTCCCATTTGGTTGCGAACTGCACGAACAACGTGCATCCTACGCGGCTGATGCCGTGAAAGTAATCGATAACACGACCAGCGCCAGTGTAATCAATGATGATTACAGGAATATCCGCACCGAGCGAAAGTCATTCACCGTGTTGTATCTCAACCCCCCATACGACTTTGACAAAGAATCAGGGCGGGAGGAATACACCTGGCTAAAGGCAATGCGCCCATACCTTGCAGAAGGTGGCTTGCTCATCTGGATAGTGCCTGAGCGTATCCTAGCCGACAGGCTTGTGCAGCGTTATCTCGCTTCCTGGTTTACCAGCTTACTTACGTACCGTTTCGTAGGTGATACGTACAACGCATACAAGCAGGTTGTAATCTACGGAACCGTGCGGAAGGCAGCATTACGTGCAGATATAGCCGTAACACGCAACCTACGCCAATTAGCGACGCTACACGGCGATCTACCAGAACACCCGACGTTTGTGAAACCTCTTTTCGACCTCAGCCATGTTGAGGAAGCGAAGAAGTTCTGGTTCTTTGGGATGTCCCCAAATCCAGAAGCAGTCATTGCAGAAGTTAAAGGTCATGGTATCGAAACGCGCCCAGAGTACAAAACATATTTGTCCCCGGCGCCCAAGATTGAGCTTGACCCACTTACGCCAATGAAAATTGGACATATTGCAAGCACGATTGCCGCCGGCCATATCAACAACCAGGAGTTGATGACAGACAAAGGCCGCATCTTAATCAAGGGTTCTGTTTACAACGAGCAGGTAGTAGCCGAA